TTCCCAATCTGCTAACAATCCTGCAATAGTATTCCTTCTCTCTAAATCATTTAATGATATGTTCGTAGGTTTACCATCTAAAGCAAACAACTCTTTAAAATGTACAATAAAATAACGACCTTGTTTGTGTAGGATATGACAAGATTGGTATAACTTTCTCTCCTTACGAGAGGCAACTCCTATGCGGGATAATGTTTCACGAACTTTTAAAAAATCATCAGCCTCATTCAACGTCACCTCGAGCATCAAGTCTGGAGTCCACTCCAACTCTTCCATATTTACCACCTCGATTTATTATTCTTTTAATATATTCAATTTTTTCATCATCTAGTATATCAATCGCCTGTCTGGCTTTCTCATTATTATAACCATAGTATTCTTTAACATACTCAAGATTTTTAATCTTACTAGACCGTAACCACTTACTAAATCGCTTCTTCGATCTTATACTATTTAGAAAAAACTGAAACTGTAGACGTTTATCGAGGTGATGTAGTCTATTCATTTCATTTACATACAAAAGTGTATCTGGAAAAGCCGACAATGCCTTGTTTACTATATACGCGGGATACTTCTTCTCCCAGAACTCATCTTCACCCGCCATCAAATCAACCTTCTCATGGTTAATCGCATTAAGATAATGTTTCAATTGATATGGCGGTTCATTTTTCTTCATAATCGTCCAGGGTCACTCCTTTCTTCTATAGGAATTCCCACAGTGTCTCCATAATTATACACTATAATGCCCCTCTGTGTCAAGTCTTTCGTCTGTTTTGTTTTTCTAAACGGATCAAATATAGCACTACCATAATTGAAATCAAAATCAGCAAATCTCTTATGATCATGCATCACATAGGTTAGAGGTTGAGCAACATCTTTTGGATGGCCATCATAAAAAACTTGTCTAGAATGTGCCTCTATAAAAGATCCCAGTAGTATGGCTGGCGATCCTGTTTCTTGATCTACTCCAGGTTTAAATGCCTTACCTAGAATACATACATCGTGTCCTAAGCTTATAATTTTTTTCGCCATTAGCTCTGCTTGTTTTTCTCTCGCTGTCATAATAGCATCAAATAAATCATAACCCAAATCTAATCTCTCGGCCAAACTTCTTAATGCAATGTTATCTCTAGGATGACAAGCACCTCCATCACCCAAACCTGCACTCATGTAACCTTGACCCATAATTCTTTTAGTTGATTTCTTGAGTGCATCAGTCACTACATCTACATTCATGTGACCTATACCTTCTGCCACATCCGCAATCATATTTACTAATGTTATTTTAGTTGAGATGAAAGTGTTATAGAAAATCTTAATCGCTTCAGCTTCTTCCCATGTTCCAAATTCATATCTAATATTTGAAGGAACAAACGCATCATAAAAATTCTTAAGCAACGTAACATCTTTATCCCAACAACCGGACTCTGTACCTATGATCATCATTTCAGGATAAACCATATCATACTTCACACTTCCTTGAGAAATAAGATAAGGATTATAAATGAATCTTCCATTCTTTATTAACGGAGCAATCTCTCGTCTAACGGTTCCAGGTAACACAGTGGAGATTAAAACTATCAATGTAGAACTGTCTACGAATTTATCAATAGCAGAGATAGCTGAGGTTAGTATTCTATAATCAAAATCTTTTGGTGGTAAATGACTCGTAGGATAACGACCATCATAATCGGGATGGTGTGGAGTAGGTAGAGCTACAAATATAATATCTCTATCTTCACAGGCCTGCCTTAAAGTATCAGCCATAGTTATTGTAGTATAAACCCCTGCGATATCATACCCAATTACATCGTAATGCTCCGCCATAACTTCAGCAGCATCTTTACCAAGTTTTCCAACTCCAACAAATCCTACTTTCATATCCGACTCTCCTCTCCGAGACCACCAACAAATTGATTTATAAGAAATTCTTTATCTACATTTAATAGAGCATCTAATGGTTTTTTTAATTCGTTTTGCATATAATTAAATACCCGCGGGTCTACACTAGCTCCAAAAATTATAGAAGAAATATGTGTGTAACCATTTTCTAATGCTACTCTATATCTGTTATTTCCTGTTTGTATTATATATGGAATATAACTCCAAAAAGTTTTACCTGCTCCAACATATTTTGCCCAATGCGGATTCTGTGTGCTAACTAAAATTAAAGGATTAATCATTCCATCTCTTGGGATACTTTCATGCAACTTTTCTAAAAGGTGAGCATTTTGTTTTTTATTCATACTCAACCATGTTTCAGATTCATGAGTTGCATCTCCTCGTTGCATTTTCTTCACTGATAAATATTCAAATCTTGCTACAGATGAAAGATAACCAAAACGAATAAAATCATCCCGATTCCAACGTAAAAAATGTTCGTCCCTATGAGACTTTAATACTTTCATTCATAGTGTAGAGCACGAAAATAATCCATTACCGTGTGGATGTATCTGCCAATTCCTCTTAAACGGACCCATCTCATAAGTCATTTCTGTTATGTTAAAACCATTCTTAAAAAATTTATCTTCCCACCACTCTAAATCTTCTCTAATTATATGTGTGGCATCATTTTCATAAGCTTCAATATAATATTTGGTGCCGTCTCCTAACGGTACCATAGCCATTAAGTGTTCAGTACTACCTGCTAAGATTTGTAGTTGTTCATCTATCTTTTCATATGGAAGATGCTCTAATATATCTTTACACAACACCCAATCATATGGTCCATACATAAGTGTGATATCTTCAAAAGGTTTTATCAAACTCACATATCCATTAACCTCTCTTGGACATTGAGCAATAGCATACTCACTCACATCTACTCCATAGGCTTGGTAACCTAACATTCTCAATCCTAAAACAGTATAACCTTTAGCACAACCAAAATCGAGTATACGGTCCTCTTCTTGGATACCACAATATTTTACTAGGTGATGACACAACGGTAAAGTAAGTTCTGGTAACCAACGGTAGTTGGTATACAAGGACTTACCGGTCATCGGACCTTGTTCAAAATACTCCTTATCAAATACATTACAATCATACATCACACAAACTCCTCATGCATCAACGGCGAACTAAACTCATCAAATCTACTCACCTTATCTTCTATAAACCCCTTCAACATATTCACATTATCTGTGAACACACAACCAGTACACTGTTCTGCTATACAAAATCTTTGCGGTATCTTCTTGTCCATATAATCTAGTATGTCACCAGGAGCACACAAAGAATATTTTTGCATAAACTTTGTGTTCTGGTCGTTCAATACTACACTGTCACACGGGAACACTGAACCAGGCTCACCTGTTTCCCAATGTACCTCCTCTGACAAGTACGGTCTGAAATATGACTGGTGACAAATCTTACTATCTGGTGCACCATGTATTTTAAACTGATGGAAAAATCTTGGGTCATCAAGAACCTTAATTAAATGTTCTACCTTTTCATGTCTTTTTAATAATTGGTCTTGTGGTAATAAACAGTTGGGTAACAACCGTACATATTTGGCTCCAATCTTTGTTGCTATTTTAGATACCATACGCATTGTATCCATATCATAATCTTCATCATAACAAAACGATGAACCTACAACTGTATCTCCATTAAAATGTTCGGTAGGTAAATTGATCTTCAACTCCCACAACGGAAACACATTGATAGACACTCGTACCCACTCTAACATATTCCATATGTCTGGATTTATTCGTCTAGTGAGTGTACCATTAGTTATCAAAGCAACAGACAAATCCTGTGCCTTGAGCCATCGTATCAATTCGTTGATATGTTTATAAGATGTAGGTTCTCCACCACCTGTTAGTATCGCTGCCTTTAATCCTCTAGTCTTTAACTTTGTAACGTAATCTTTTATCACGTCCATCTCTATACGAGAATGTGTATCTCTGTATGTCACAGAACAATATGCACACGTTAGATTACAAGCACCTTCTGGTGAAATATGTGTAGAGATAACCGTGTTAGGATTACCGTTCTTATAATTGTTCATTTGTTCTGGATGTCTCCAGAACTTTATTCCTGTTGAAGTATACTTGTGCTCCTCAGGTGTTTTTGACGGGATTTTCATCCATAAATTTCCTCATGTCCTCTGGCATATTGTAAGGTTCAGCCTTAGGGATGTGATCCATATGTTCTTTTGCTGGTTCTAAATTAATAGTCTCTGGCGTCCAGTTTAACCATTTTTCTACATACCACGTTTTAGATGGAATAGAATCTTTAATCTTCTCTGAAAAATCTAAAGCTGCATTGTGTTTATATAACATCGTCTTATGATTTAAACAAAACCCAAAATTATAACACCCATATTGTGAAATGACTTGATCTTGTCCATTATACGCTCCAAATCTAAACTCAGGTATGTCCCGTTTATATGCTGCTGGTCCTAATCTAGTTTTATTATCCTTTCTTCTTATTCTATATTCATTTGTTTTCCATATTTCTATTTGTGGTGCAAAAAGATGGGAATGTTTAGATGAATCTTCTATAAAGCTTTTAAATACTCCCGGAGCCCACACCATATCTGGCTCCATAAAAACAACCACCTCTGGTTTTCCTAACAAATCTACAGCCCAACTATACAAATAATTAAACTCACCCTTCGGAGTAGTTTGTTGTTGTCTAAAAAGTGTTATCT